GGGCAAATGGGGTAAGACCTATATCAGGTAACAAAATGTACATTTCTGCAATTTTACTTGCATACTCTCGTAAAGTTTCTTCTACTTTGTGAGTCTTTCCGTAGCGAATCGTATATTCTTTACACAATTCAAAGCAATGTTCCCAAAGAAAACTAAAGTTTTGTCTACTTTTTCTAGCCCAAATAGTACAAGGATGATTCAACATTACAGGTTTGTATGGTGAATCTATACCATGATGATGTAAAATCGTTGAAATCATTTGCATACTTTCCGTTGGCATTTTAACAACGTGTTTGTTGCACATCATTTTTGCACAAGTCTTTGGGTTATTATCTAGTATAAATATATTCATTTTAATTATCTCCATATTGGAATGTGATTAGTTGGGGACATCTCTTGGCTCTTGCTTAATTACCCTTGATGTATTACTTGACAAACCCAACTCGCAATTAAGGAAAATATACAAGCCCATTTATGAACGCTCCCAGACTTGAACGAACTGGGATTTAAAGCAAAAACTTTGCATATTTTTTTAGTATGGCGACTTAATCAACTTAAGTTATTATACATACAGTAAAACCTTAATTGGGTAATTACTAATCCGTAGACTAATAATCGTGAGTGTAAATAGTAGAGAAAGACATGGCGGAAAAGCACATTACTGGTTTGGGCAGGTCATTTAATTACTGCTTTGGATGGAAATCTAATCCATCACGATTCGTCTTTTTTATTTCAGTAAACTCTACTCAATTGAACAATATCAGAAACACCAATTATGCATATGGCTGCAATGGAACGGAATGTAATAGGTTGCCATATTCTTCCGTCTGATATATTGAGTGTAAATATTCGGAGGGTAGAGGGAGTTCACAAGATGCAGAAGAAGAATCTTCTATGAAAGTATATGTCAACACCGGCTAGCATGAGCCTTGAACTATTACTGCATAAACCTCTACCCTAAACGAATTTAGAGTGTTTTTATTTTAAAGTCTTCATTGACTATTGAGTGTTAAAGGGAAAGTAATTGTGCTATGCCATTACCGCGAGGGTAAGTCATCAGCAGACCATCGTTTCTAGCGGAAACAATTCTTACTGACTATCTGTTCGAGAATACAGATAAATTAGTTTTACGAGTTTTGGTAATATGACAATACTCAAGTAAAACAAGTGGTTTTGTACACAAGTTTGACCAATTAACTCAAGCATAATACTTGTGATAACCTATTACTCTAATATCGAATTACTTTGCTGTTCTAGAATTAGCATTAAGCGACTTTTTTGCTTAACATCACTCATCCTCTATATCTTCTTACTTTTTTATTTTGGTAAAACCCTTATTATAACACCCTAAAGCATTGTAAAATAGCCCGCTAAGACTATTCTACAACTTCTCCACTTATGGGGTGAGTGTCTTTATGTATTAATAGTAATACTAGATAACCAATTAGGTCATGTATTACATCATCATCTGATTCTAATAAATCATTACCGCGAGTTAAACGACTTAACTTATCATCTATTCTAACTCGGAGTTGTTCATCTGTACTAGATGTTGAGAATATTCTAATTGGATTCAATGCTGAATCTCCATATTGTTCATTCTTTCTAAGAAGCATATGTTTTATATCATTACACTTTTCTTGTATTAAAAGTTCAACACCTTCAAGGGGTTTCCTAGTAAAGGGTTGTTGCATCGTTCCTTTAGGAGAATATTTTATATTTCCTTTATCACCAAACATTCTCATATACTTCGTATTTTCTGTTTCTTCTGTTTTTGTTTCTTTATCTTCTTTGGTCATGTTATCACCTTGTTTATTTTATTAGTTTTTAGTTTCCACTCGTTTACATTTGTTGGAAATGACGGAATGATTCACATATCATGTAATATGTTTATCATTTTGACTTCGATTCTTCGTTTCTCTCATTTTTGCATTTTTCTAGAGAGAATAAATAAATAAAAAGAGAGAGAGGTAAAAAGTATGTATGTATGTATGTAAATGTAGTAAATGATAATGTATATTATAATGATATACATATATCCTATATCTTATTCATTTTGTTCTACCTCTCGTTTTTACCTTTGTGGAAAGGAAGAATGTTAATCAAAATGACTAAGATATAATTTAGTTATTCTATATTATATAGGATATCTGATACCAATATTGTTATGAAATATAGCATATTGTATTAATATGATTCTTTAACTGTTAGTAATAATAACTTGCGTTATATTGGTGGTAAAAAATTAATCCTTTGAAGAATACCTACTTAAATAGTAATTAGGTTATTCTTGTACATAAATGGTTTTTCATTGACTGTACAGAATCAGGATTCTCGCTAGGGTATATAAAGGATGTGGTCAAGTTCTCGGCAGCCTCTATTTTAAAACAATACACAACCATATGGTATTAAACACTTTGTCAGTTTAAGACCCTAAAATAAAAAAAAGGAGAGATAGGGTGTTTAAACCCCATCTCCCCAATTAGTTGCTCACAACAACAATCCGCTTATTCTTCCTCCTGTAAAGAAAAACCTAAGCCTTCTATTGTTCCATCCCAACCTAGTTTGTATAGGTTAGTTGCATTTTTGCGAATTGTCTTTGTGAGTGTACTTGCGTAATCTGCACCATCTGCGAAATGTGAGTTCTTGCTTTTACCGTGAGGTAGTAAAAATGCTCTTACACCATCACCACAAGAATCGAATGCTTCAGCAAATGCTGATTGAACATCTGCTACTATTGCATCAACAGTACTTAGAGCAGTTGCAGAAAGGATTCCTCCTCCGCCTCTTCTCCAAGGATAACCGTTACAACCTCTCAAAACTTCTTTAAGAGATTTAGCCATTTGTTGCTGTGTTTCCACCTTAGTGTCACCTTGACTCATTAGGTGGTGGCAAACAATAACTAGACTCTCATCTAGATTGTCACCATTTGCTTCTATCATTGCTTCTACTTTTCTTTTTGTATCTTCCCATGTTTCCATTTTAATCATTCCTTAATTTATATTACTGATTGCCTTTGTGAGCATAATAATAGCCATGTTCCACCTTAATAAAGGGTTCTGACAAAGTAAAACCATATGGTAGTATATTTAAGATTTTTATACAAATATGCAATAATACTACCATATGGTGTGGTACTTTGAGAACACCCTTATATACCTATTAAGTGATGTATAGTATGTTGAAAGGGGCTGAACCCGATACAGGAGAAAAAGAGGAATTAAAATGACAGATAAAGAAAGTATGACACAAGAACAATGGACAAGTAAAACAACATTAATTAATGGGTGGTTCGAAAACCATCCTGATTGGATGACTGACAATATAGAGTTAGTTGCTGTACCACAGTTGATTGAAGCAGGTGATAAAAAGCCTGAATCAAGAGACTCACTTTATGCAGCAATTAGAACTTGTTTCGCAGATATAACAGATAAACCATTTAGAACAGGAAGAGGTTCAACTATGCCTGATGCAGTACTAATTGCTAGGGATGGACTTCTAACAACCTATCATTCTGCAATGGTAACACTATTCAACGAGAATGAAGCAGTAAGAACATTAGAGATGCGTCACGGTAAATCCGGTGGCGGTAATTATACAGAAGCAATTGAGTTTGCTGATGATAAAACAGCGTCTCGCAGACAAGTCTTGAATAAGGCTTACTCTGACTTCACAAAAGGCAACGATGCACAATACCTATGGAATGGCGAAAGTCCCGTAGTTATTGTAAATAACTCTTCTCAGGAGGAAGAATAAATAACTGATTAATTAGGTTCAGCCCTAATCAGCACCTAAATTGGCCGTTTTTCGGCCTTTTTGGGTTTATAACCACACAAAGTTAATGTTACAACCATATGGTAGTGCTTTGACTGCTACCTGTTAAATACCTTATAGGGGAATCTTAGTATGATTAAAATGTCAGAAATAAAACAAATACAAGAAATGAAACCATATAAATATAAACTAACAGTAGGACATATGAAATCCGGTTCTGCACAAGTCTTAGTAATTAAAGAATTGACAGTTCAAGGTGATGACTTTGTAATGTGTCTATCCGAGATTAAAGCAGGACTGAAAGCGTTTCAAACTATGGAGATGGATTAAATGAGTATAGTATACAAAAGAACAATGAACATGAAATATGCAAACACGAAACTGAAAGATTATCATTATTATGAGTTATTGGAATCATTAGATGATTGGGGAATTAATGTATCTAATAAAACTGAAACTTCTCCTGTGGGTAAATATGATAAAAGTAAAGAAACTATTATTTCAGAATGTATAGTTGATGGTAAACCAATGTTCACTTCACCGTATCAATGGTTATCTGCTAGTATAGTACAGGATATGAAAGATAATGGTTGGGAAAATGTTGAGTTTAATGTTACTAAAGAAGAACTCATTAATTCAGTTTGGCATGAGCCAAAAGGTAATCATATTAATCTTTCAAACATGACAACTGAGGAACTGATGAAGTTTACAGGAAAGCCTAATCAAGATTATGTTAGAGGATATCATTTACAATATTCTATCCCTGATGATGAAACAGTTATTTTGTCTTTTAGTCTCACAAACTCAAATGAAGGTTTAGTATTAACATTTAATATTAGTTGGGAATCTGCAAGAGTAAAGAAGGCTGCTACTATTAAAGAGAGAATGGTTGATAATGTTATTTCTGATGTTGGTTTAATTCAACATATATTTGAAACTAGTTTTCAACAATGTTTTAGAGATGTTGCAGATGAAGAAATTACCTTTTTACATGAGCCTGAATTAGAATGTTATTTTGAGCATATTACTGAATCAAGAACAGAATGTAGTCCTGATATTGTGGCATTAACTAGAGAAGCAAGATTAAAACATGGTGATGAAGAATGAATGAATGTATATGTGGTAGAATAATATCGGCAAATAAATTATATTGTCGTGAATGTGGCGAAGAAATTGTATTATCATTACAACAAGCAGCATTCAAAACGGAACAAGGTGAGGAATAATGCCTTATCCTGATAGTATGACTTCATACGACCACGCATATTTAGATGAGTACTTTGAGGAGGATGAAGAGGAATGACTAAGAAAACCCTAAGAGATGCTTTAGATTTATTAAATGGTTGTGGTTATTTTCTATGTAATATTTGTGATGAGTTTTATGATTCAGAGAACCGTATAGGTGATTGTAAAGAATGTGGAGATGGGAATAATGTATAAAATAATTAGATGTAGATTTAATGGAAAAAATAGGACAATCAAAAGAGGATTAACACTTGAAGAGGCTCAAGAACATTGTAGAGACCCTGAAACAAGTGGTTCAACTTGTTCAGATATGAAAAAGCGTGGATTGTGGTTCGATGCATATACGGAGGAATAATAATGAGTGAAGAAATAGTAGGATATTGTGAAGAATGTGGTATGGGATATGAAAAAGGATATACATATTTAATGCCTTGTGATGGTGGTTTAGTTTGGTACATTTGTATCAATGAAAATTGTGGAGTGAGTTTACCTTGTCAGTAAGTTTATTCTCTAGAAGGCATTATCAATGGTTAGCAGAAAATGCTGTTAACATTGATTTAAACAGAAACCAAATAGACAAATTAATCGAGGAATTAGTTAAAACTAATCCCAATTTTAAACCTTCTACCTTTAGGTCAGCAATAACGATTTATCGTAATGCTTCTTCAGGTGGAATATAAGATTCAAGTTCTCTTGATTATACATAAATGATTACTCGGCTCGACCAAACTAATTCTTTATGGATTCAAACCTAATGTTTGTTAATAGGTACGCAACCCTATTCAAGCCACCGAAGTTAGGCAGAGTAGAGAGAATAAGAATATGGTGTGAATACCGAAGAGGTGGTATTCCTTAAAACTGAACCACGCTTGTGAGTTTCTAGATGAAAGGCTAGCCAAGTCCCGACAAGTAGTTTAGAAACAATAGAATATAAAAGCAGTAAGCCATATACAATTCAAAGGTCTGAAAGCAGCCATTAAGGTGCAAGCACCACCTAAGAAAAGACGGTTAATGTTAGACATAAGCATTTACTAGTTAAGATTGATTACCGAGCACTAGTCGGTAGGTAGGATATCTTCTCATTAAATGTGTTTAACCTCTTAACCCGATTTTTCTTTATTTTTTATGGGATATGTAGCAAAGCACATACCATATGGTACGGTAAAATAATTTATTTAATTATACAACCATATGGGTAGTATTGGGGAATGGGTGTGTAACAGGGTTCAAAATTTTTTTTTAAATTAATTATATATATTTAATTTTCATGCAAGAATGTGCATTATTGTTGTGCATACACACTATATCTATCTAATTTAAAGCGAATATAAATATAATAGAATAAAAAAACGCTCATGTACAGAGATACAGGTATAATCTAATTGTATTATTTGTATAACTAATTAAATAGAATAAAGGTTTAATTTTATATCGGGAATGCATTAATTTAAACTGAAAAAAAATCGCAAGTGGCAAAAAAATGACCGCCCATTTTTTGATATTTTACGGGGTTAACATTTTATACCGGATAGAAGAGGCTAAAGTATGATACCTACCGCCTTCATTCACATATTGCCTGATTGGGCGATTTGGGTAATTAATTTTGTAGGGAGATTTAGCCGTGAGTAATTGGTGGAATGTTATAAAACAGAACAAATTGGTTAATTTACCCAAGTTCAAAGTTAAACCGTTCAATGTTGCAAAGCCGAACGAAGAAGATAGAGAGTGTAGAGATAAAATTATGGAAATTATTGATTTTACTAAAAGATATCAGTTCCCTAGTGAAATAGGTGGTGACTTTGTTAGAGTTAAAGAAGTAAGTAACCCTTACATGGTAGAAGATAGTAAGTTTTCTACAATGCATTATGGTAGTAAAAAAACAAGAACGAAAATGTGGATTGACCGTTATTTTGCTGTTGGTAACATAGATGATATACCTGAAGAAGTATTTTGTACAGCGTTAGATTTACTTAAAGCGGGTGTATCTGCTAATACTACTTTAAGGGATTATGAAATTGATGTTGCATTTGAGGACAGCAGAAAATCGTATACACAACAACTGATTATCAGAAAACAGGATATATTTAGTCGTAATATGATGACATTGAGGTTGATTGTGTTATGGTATGATTGGTTTAATTATGAAGACGGAATGTACGATGAAAACCCACCACTAAGTTCTGAGGAAGAATCTAATATTGCTTTGGCACTTAGACAGGAAGCAGATAATATGAGGTGGCCTATATGAGTTGGTTTAATATTCTTAAAAATGAAATGAGGAGTGTTAATTTACCCAAATTTAAAGTTAAACCTTTTAATGTGAATAAACCTGATGAAGACGATAATTGTGAACGAAAAGTCAAAGAGATAGAAAGGAGGTTTTATGCTAGGAAATTTTTTAATCAATCGGAAATAAGTTCGTTAGAAGAGAAATTAAAAAATCCAGACTTTGAAGTGAACACTAATGTTCATAAACACACCGATAATCGGAGAAGATTAACGATACGCTACACACCAAAACCTGAAAAATATCCTAATTATAACCAAGATGATTCTTTAACAATAAGTGTTGTAGTTGACCATGAAACTTGGCAGACTACGTTTGGTAAGGACTCTACCGCCCAAACCTTTGCTGACTCTAAATTAAGTGAAGAAGATTATTGTACAGTATTAGATGCAATTCAACGTGATGTACCGTTCACGTCAAAAGATGGTGCTATAAGATATTTTCATACTGATGCGTTGACGAGAACTGCAAATGATAATGATGGTACATTTGATAATGTAGAAAGTTTTAGCAGACTTAGAGGGTTAATAGTTAATCGCAAAAAACTTATTAGAATGGATATTGAGTTAGATGTAAATATTGAATATCGTGGTAAATTACACCATTTAACATATAATAATAATATATTTTTACCAAATACGTTGGAGACATCCTCGCAGGTTAAAGACGGGTTAGATATAATTGCTGATTATATAAACAATATTAATATCAAGTTTACGGAGTGAGAAGTATGTGGTTTGATGTTTTGAAGAATGAAATGAGAACAATCAACTTACCTAAATTTAAAATAAAACCATTTGGTGAAACCAAACCTGATGAAGAAGATAATGATTGTAAAGATAGATTCTTAAATGGAGTAGTGAAAAAATCAGAACAGACAAAACTTGTTCGCAATAACCCAAAAGGTAATATTCAAAGTTTATTTAATGAGATTAAAAAAATGGCAGATTTCAATACTCCATCAGAGGGTGGATTTCAATATCTTGGAATGGATGACATAACAGATTATGATGATTTATTTGGTGTAGAATTACAATTACACCCTATACTAAGTAATGGGTTTGCCAACCCTGATGTATATGTTAAGGTAAGTATATATGAAGATAACATACAAGATATAGAACAAGATGTGAACGAAATACCCGAAGAAGTTTATTGTAAAGCGTTAGATATGATTAGTCAGGGTTCTCCACAAAAGCATGGAACATATGTCGAAGAGAGTGTAGGTGACTGGAAAATACGTTATAAAAATATTGACCGTGTGATGGAAGTCCCGACAGAGATACGCATAAAAAAACATAGAACGATTACTATAAAAAAAGGTGAAGTAGATTATATTACACTTTGGAATATATTATCAGTACGCACGGGAAATTTTGGAACTATGTGGAAGATAGGCCAAGATAACTTCCCAATTGGTTGGAATACTTCTAAAGGTGTTTCTGCGGCACTCGTTAAAATAGAAAGGCATTTTGAAGACTTAAAAATAGAGTGGTGATTATATGTGGTTTGATATTTTAAAAAATGAGATGAGAACAGTTAACTTGCCTAAGTTCAAGGTGAAACCTTTTGACGTAAACAAACCCGATGAAGATAAAGATGACTGTAAAGATAGAATGTTCGCACTACAAAATAAAGTACAGAATACCCCATTATATGATGATAATAGTATATTCGATGAAGTTCGTAATGACGGGGAGGATGGAGGAATTGAATATTATCGTATTACCAAAGTACCATCTCCCACAGGTTATACTGAAATACATGGCCCTGACCATTTTGTATCTCAATTTTATCTATATCCTATGACTGGTACAAATGTAAAAATTAAAGATGTTAAGGAAAAAGATAGAATAACAATAACAGTAGAGGAAACAAGATATACAATGAATAAACAGGCAGAGAAAATTCCTGAAGAAGTTTATTGTCGTGCTTTAGATTTAATTGCTCAAGTATCCCCTGTTGTTAATGGTGGTAGGTTTATCAAAGACCCATATAGAGTTGGTGATTGGGAAATATATTATGACCCTAGAGAATATCATGGTGTAGGAAGTTTAGGTTTAACTCCTGAAGGAGACACATTAACGTTGGGTGGTGTAAGTAAAAGAAAGGGTGTTCACATACATTCAGATAAATACCCCTATGAGTTTCATATGAGTAATAGTATAAATTTGATACTTACTGAGCATGGGAGTGTGCCAATAGACGAATATAGAATTGATGATGCTTTAACAAAAATTAAAAAACATTATAAAGATATAGAATTTAAATGGAATTAATATGGATTGGGATTATTGGGAAGCACAATTATTAGGTTTTTCAAACCCCTATTATATAGATGGTAAAAAGAATTGGGATACAGAGAAACCTATGAAAGTTGCTTTCTTAGAATGGTTAGGAATGCATCATTTATTAGAAGAAGAATAAATAGTATTAAAGCCTCTAGCCAATGTTGACGGGTTGCTAGTGATAGCGGGTTGTAGGGTAATGGTAGACTATCGTAATGTTTTACAGAGTTCAGGGTATTCCCCTATATTTAATAGATTAGGTGGGTTTGTAGAAGAAACTGCTTTAGATTTATCGGGGTTAGCAATGGAAGATTTCAATAAATTTACTGTTGATGAACTAACAGAAGAAACTTTAGTTTCATTCGTTTCACCATTATTAGGAGAACCATTGACTCTTACTTTACAAGCCGCTAAAGAGCAGATGGAAGAATTAGATGATGATGCCGAACCTATGGCATTAGATACTTCAACTAAGGATTTAAGTGAAGAGACAATAAAACAATTAGAAGAAATAGGTCTTTTTGATGCAGCAGCCGAAGCAATGGATGGTAAAATAAAAGAAAAAATATTAGAGAAGGTTATGGCAGGGGAATTATCTAATGTCGAACAACATAAATTAAAGCAACTTATTAGCCATGCTTTAAAACAAATAGCAGAATCATCTGAGTTTAAGAATTATGTAGGCCATACTTTCATTAGAGCATACGATATGTTAATTGTAGAACAAATAAAGGATATGGGTGGATTAGAAGATTTAACCGCTAAAGACCCTGACCCTCCTAAAGATGTATCAGATTCATTTTCCATAGAAGATGAAGAAACTTGGCAAGATAAGATGCGAGAATACAAATCATTAGATTGGAAAGATACTATTAAGAGGGATTAAGGTGGATTCCATGATAGAATGTCATAATCATGATAAAATAATGGATTCTTTATTTGAAGAAGAAGATAGTACGCCTATAACAAAAGAAAAAGATAGTACTACTCTTTGGAAATGGTTAGTTAGTATTATGAGGTGGTAATTTGGAAAAGTTATCAGATTGGTTTGAACAATTAAAAATGTCAGGTACGGTTTCTACCACTTCTGCCGCAACAAGCGACCTCTTTAATAATAAAACAGTTAATAGGAGGTTAAAACGTGGTAAAAGGAAAAAAGAAGCCCGTAAAGAAAGTTGAACCTGTTATTTCTATGGGGAATGGGAAATCGAGAGTAGAATATTCCGGTGAAACTTTTTCTGAGATGTTTAAAGAGTGGCATAGTACTGCTAAAGAAATTAGTGCCGCTAGTATGGGAGTAGTTAAGTTCAAAGGTACATTGTTAGATATTTTAATGAGACATGGTATAGATGGTAGAATAATGGGTAATTCCGGTCCAAAAGAAACACCGGGTTTGGCTAAAGAGATACAGTTTTTATCACAATTTGCAAAACAACCTAAGTTTACTCCTGAAGAAGTTAAGGAACTTGAAAAGATAGTTGGTATATTAAATACACATGGTGGTGCTGAAAGTGAACTAAACCCTAGAAATATTAAGTTTGAAGGTATTGTTGGGATAAAACCTAGAACAAAAAAGCCTGTAAAGAAAACAATATATGGTCATTATAGAACTGGTGATTATGTTAAATATAGAAAAGATTATAAAAATAAAGTTGAAAGTGTTAAAGCAGCAGATGATTCTTGGTGGGATACAAGTAAAGGAGAGGCTACACCACCAATGTGGCAAGCAATTTATGGTGATGGGGGTCTTTCACCATTTAATAAACCGGGGTTAGTTGCTGTCGTTACAGAAGGAATAAAGGCCATAAATGCAGCAGTCCACCACATAGAAGAAAATGCTCCTGTAAAAATAGAAAGAGAAGGTGCTGCAAAGTTTGCATACGAGGGTATTTCAGAAATTAGACAAATGATGAAAGTTATGGTTAGGGATGATGAGTTTACAACAAAGGCAGGAAACTTCGCAACAACTAAGGCTAGAACAAGATTGATGGATACACCTATTAATGTAGCAAATAATACAGAAAGTGAGAGAGTTAAAACCTTGTTGAATGCCAAAGGTACACCGGGTTTTGTTGAAGATTTCTATATTTATATTTCTAGAAGGCAGGTTAATCATATGGCTAAATTAGCAGGTTGGAAACCCCCTGTTAAAGAAGAACCTAAAGAAGATGAAAAATTAACAAGTGATGATAGAGAAGTTAAAGATTGGAGAACTATAATGAAGGTGGTAGTGTGAGTTGGGAACAGATAGTAAAGGAAGCAGAATGTAAAATTAGAATATGCGGAGCAACTGATTGTAGGTATAACATTGATATGCGTTGTATTTTGGATAATGTTAATTTAGGAATTAAAGCAAATTGTTTATCATATACAAGGTGATTTTTTGGTAACTAGAAAACGATGTGTTCTTTGTAACCATGAGGATAGGTATGATATTGAGCATAGAATCGAAGAATTACATATTAGCACAGATATTATAGATAGAGAATATGATTGGCCTAGTGGTACAACTTCTAGACACCAAAGAAATCATATGGGAGAATATGTTAACTCGTCTAATCCTAAGTGTGGTTTATGCGTTAGTCCCATTAGGATGGAATTAGAAGAACAATTACACGCAGGTAATATGACACCGATAACAGCAGCAAATATTGTAGGGTGTTCAGAAGAACAAATAGTGCGTCATGTAAAAAATCACTTGCAACCTTTAGTTCAACAATCCGCAGCAAATATGATTGCTGTAAAGGAAATAGATGAGATAGAAACTCTTGAGAGAAACATTGGTAGATTAGATAATATGATAGAATCATTGTTTGATGAAGGTAGTACAGACCCAAAATCTATTGATAGTTTAACTAAACTTGCTAGAGAGATTAGAGAGAGTCTAAAGTATGTTATGGAGTTCAAAGGTAAACTTGTACATAAGAGACAAGATACAATTATAGTTGCACAAATGCAGATAGTACAAGAAGTATTAGCACAAAACCATCCTGATGTTTGGTTAGATGTTAGAAATAAAATGGAGGAGAAATTACAATGAGTTGGGAAAAAATAATAAAAGAACCTAAGTTTCATGATGAAAAAAATGTAAATGAAACTTTGGCTGCACAAATGAAAGAGGAACTAAGGGCTTTATCTAACATGAATTTTGAAGAAAGGTTTGCTTATATTAATGAAAAAGCATTTACGCGTATGTTGCCCTTTCCAGTAAGAGAAGGGTCACTTAAGAAGGCTAAAGAATTTGGGGAATTAATGGGTAGAACAGCAAAAGAATACCTTGATTCAGAAGAGGAGAAGTTACAATGAGTTGGCAAAATATTCTGAAAGCACCTCCACCTATGCAGCCAGTTGGTGATGGTAAGTTTGCTCCCTTATCTTTTACACAAGCCCAATCAATTGATGAATCTGAATTAAATCCTGATGAACTTGCAGATAGATTAAATGCTTATGATTTGGATGTTAAAATTCTTGACCATAAATCGGGAGAAATAGACCCAAGTATCAGACATATAATTGCTGATGAACATGGTTTTAGTAAAGAGGTGTTTAGTCAATCAGCAAAAGGTTCAGGTAAATATATTTGGAGAGGACTTCGTATGGTAACTGAAAGACCTATGGGTTCAGGTAAAATAAATGAATTGCGAGAAAAATTTCCTGAGTGGCATATTACTATGACTAGAAATAATATTGTTCAAGATGCTGAAAGAATGAAACAACATCCTGAAGCAGTAGAATATTATTTTTCACCTAAGCAAGAATTGATAACAGGGCGACAAAAGAAATATCCAACTAGACCAAAAAAATATGGTAAAAATAGAAGAACAATGATACAGTATAAAAGATATTTAGAAGAAGGAAGAGAAGCAGGTATCTTGAATCCCGATGAAACTGTAAATCGAGAAAAATTTAAACAATACTTTGCTAAAAGAATAAAAGCCCATCAACCAAGTATAAAATTACACTCGTTTGATGAATTAACAGATTTTGAAAAAAGAGCAATGAGACAATTTGAACCTGATTTAGATTATATAAATAGATTTACATACCGAAAAGGGGATGGTATTAGGCAAGAGATTCAAAAAAATAGAAATATATACCTATCTGTATTACGAACTATTTATAGTGAAAAACTGTTAAAATTGTTAAATGATGAAAAAACTCTTAACGCTTTAATAGGACAATTTTCGGGAACTGCCATTACATTAGGTGAATTATTTAGTGATTATACAATAAGGGTTAGGGGTAGTATGCAAGAGGATATTGCAGAAGCACTTGTAACAGCAAAAAAAGATTCAGAATGGACTAAACTTGACGATATGGTTAAAACTGCACAGAGATATATAGACAAACACAAAAGGCAATTTGCGGCCTACAAGAGAAGAATAGCAGAACAAGGCATACCTGAGAGACCTAAAAAGAAGGAATCTCCAAATTTTAAATTTGATACACAAGAAAGACTTGATTTCTTAAGAAGAAGATTAAAAAATGCAAAGAAAAATTTACCCAAGAGAAGTTGGAAAAGAATAGAACAAGAAATAAAAGATATAGAAAACCGTATGTCTAATAAAAAGGCAAGTATGTGGTTTGAAACAATAAGAGGAATACAATGACTACCTTAGATGATAAATTAGCCGTATTGGATTCTGCTAAAAGAGTGCAAGCCACAATAACCAAAGAAATAAGTGATATTAAAAGTGCAGGTACATTGCCAAAAGAAATCACCAACGCTTTGAATGGTATTCAGAGAGGGGTGAATGAATTAATCAAAGAGATTAATGATAAGATATACAGGCAGACTACATTGGGGGATTTTGAAAATGAGTAATTTATTGAAAGCACTTCCGAGACAGACTGCTAATGATTATAGGAGGATTTTAGTCAATCTCTATACTGATAAACAAATGGATAAATTCATTTCGGAGACTGTTGGGGCAAATGTTGCAGGTAGAAGAAAAGCAATACAATATTTTTTAGATAATCCTGAATCATTTGCTGAGATTAGAGCCATTGATGGAGTAGATGATAGGGCTAAGAAAATACTGGAAGCAATAAAGAATATCAAAACAGGTCAACAAGTTGGCGGTAGTAAAGGAAGTCAATTCCCTAATATATTAGAGAAGTTCAAATCAGGCGACATACAATCTTTACCAAATTGGTCTAACTCTGCTAACACTCCTGAGACAAAAAAGGATAGAGTAAAGAATGTAAGAGATAATAAAACAAAATTATTCGATGCAATCGAAAATTTTGGTGAAGTAAAACAAACTCAAGCATATGAAATGCTGAAAAATACTTACAACATTGACAAACCTGCACCTGATACATATACTATAAGTGCTAGACCTAATTCTCAAAAGATGATAGCGTATTTAAGAAAAGTTGTTACTAGTAGTAATATACCAAAAAGAAATAAAAAAGAGATGTTTGATGAACCAAAAGGTACAGATGAATTTCTTGGGAATGATTATAATGAGTTATACCCTGCTCTAATTTACATTATAGAAACTAAAGACTTACCTGTTGATTCTTCGGGTAATCTAGAATCTAGAGGTTTTCAAAAAAAGAAAACAAAATTATCTATTGCTACTAAACAGGCTTTGAAAGGATTGAGAGGTAGTGAATCGCCTAGTGGACTAAAAAGTATAATGGATAAAATAATTAGAAATACTAAAGAAGATATTAAAAATAAAAAAGTGTATCAAGATAATAAATTTTTAAAGGAAATTGCGAAAGATGTTGATTTAAAAAAGCAATTTGAAGAATATATAAGGAGATTATCTGCGGGAGTATCTTTGAATAAATTACCTGCTGATGACTATTTAGCATTAGCAAGTGAAAGGGAAAATCCTACATATGAAGAATATGGTTTTGAAGGGGCAGAAGATTTTGAGGACTGGGTAACAGAATATGATGAAAGAACTGTTGCATTTGATAATATGCAAAATAGAAGTGGGTATTATGTTTTATCAACAGTAAATGATTTAAAACATTTATCTAGATTATTTACAGAAGAAGATATTGATATAAAACAGACTCTTTTTGAGATACAGGAAAGAGATAGTGAAGAACTTGGTCAACCTGATAAAAGGTTTAGGGTGTTTAAAGATTTGATTCCTATGTTAGAGGGTGTAGGTTTAGTATTAGGCGTTGTAGATGGTAATGACGGGTTTGGTAATTATTATGGTAAGTTTAGAGATGCAGAGGATAAAGAAACTAGAGAAGAAAATTATGAGTTAATGTTAAAAGAATTAATTAATGAGGGTTTGTATAGAAAGATACGGGAAGCCTTGCGAAATTGGATTTATAATTCTATGAAAAAAGTTGTAGAAGATAATTATCGAATCAATATTAAAGGTGTTACTGAACCTATAAAAGTCTTAGAAAAATTAAAAATAGCAACAAAGAAAGTGGAAAGTAGTGAGGCGGTATCTGATGAGTGAACAATTTAAAAACTGGTTGGGGGATAATGATTTCTTTGATGAAATAATGGATGTTATTTTAAAGGGTAGAACTATCGCATTAAATTCAATATTGATGCCGTATGTTACGGGTGGTGCTGAACAAGAAGATGTTGATATTAAATCTATAAGAAGAGATTTTATAAAATATGTAAGAGAAACTACATCTGCTGAAGACCTAGCCTACGCTATTCTATTAGCAGAAAAACGAGATAATCCTGAAACTGGTATGGCAGGTAAAATGACTAGAGGGCATGATATTAAAATAAATGCTAAGTTTTTGGGTAGTACAGCAGATAAGGAAACAGGGAAATTTTCAGGAACGTCATATAAAAATGCAGTAAGGGATGAAATAAGCAAGTATAAGGGATTCACAAAGTTTCCTGAACCAACTAAAAGAAAAGTATTGGATTTATTTTATGATTATGCTAGGGATTCATCGGAAGGGTTCGCTATTGCATTTGAAGATATAGCATCAGCAGATACTATTATCCGTGATACTTTGAAACCTATTGTAGTCAATTTATTGATAGATGGAAAGACATTGACAGTTGCTTCATTATTAAAAAGAAAAAAGATGTCAATGAATAAGTTAACACTATCTGAGAAAGGTAGAGAGAATTATTTAGATTCTCCTGTTAAGTTGAATGCTCATATATCACAATTAGAAGATTTAATACAAAATTACTCACACCTAAAAACAAACCTATCAGTTATACTTAGGAAATTAACATCCATAAATATTTCAGGTCAGGAAGATATTAGAAAGGTTAGTGTTGATTTAATGGTTGGCTCATTGTCTCTAAAATCTTTAGATAGGAGAGATAAAATATATGCTTATTGGGAAAAGAAACACTCATCATTTAATAAATATATTAATGCACAAGATGAGTTTATAGAATCCTATGAAAAATATCTTTCTACTGAAAGAGTATCCGAAGAAGATATGCCTATCATTTTGCAGAGAATAGCACAGTTAAAAGAATATAGATTAGTTGAAGAAGATAATTATATTGTAAAAGTACCAAAACAACCAATTGATAGAGAAGATAGAAGTATACAAGCAATAATGTTACTTGGGGATTTCTTACAGGGATATTTGAAAGATGAGAACACATTTCAGAGTGTTGAGTTAGATTCAGCAATGGCTGCTAGAAGTGACTATGATGAAATGGATGTTAGGGTTGAATCTGACTTTGATGAAAAATCTACAAAAACTCAAACAGATTTGGCAACTAGGGAAGCCTTTGGTAATAAAACAGAATCAGCATTATTCCAAGACATAGAATCCTTCAAAACTATGAAAGAGGTAGACCCACTTTTCAAATATGTTTGGAAGAGTGGTGCATTTGGAAGAGTGCCTACATTCAAAAAAGACATAGAGTCGCTAAAGCGTAGAGCAAAGAAATATGCGACTAAAATAGATATTGAATTAAATGAAACTGACTTAAGTAAATTAGCAGATTATATAGATGATTTAGAAGAGTATGCTACGGAAGACGAGGTGCAAGATTTTTATTATCTTCCTTTAACTAATAAATTAGCCGATGAGTTTAATATATCTGATATGGATAGCCTCATTAAAAAATTAAAAACTCATTTCGATATTATGTATGATATTCTAAATCTTGGTACTGCTACTGAAAAAGAAGCAATGCCTACTAGAGCCACTACTCAAGTAGGGAGAACAGGTAGGGAGAAATCCAATAAAACTAATCAACAAACATATTCGTCATTATTTACTGGGAGAAAAGGTAGTAAACTAAAAGATGTATTAGAGGAAATAGAAACAGAGTATGATGATTATGTTGATAGTTTGATTGATTATGTTATCCGACCTTTACTTAGTGAGTATATGCCGTTTGATGATGAGCCGGAGTATGTAACTAACAAAGTAATGGATTTCTTTATGTCACAAGAAGGTAAAGAGCCTACTGCTTTTACTACTCTATTGGCAAGATATTCTGAAATGGGTACAGCAACATTATCAGTAAAAGGATTAAAAAGATTAACAGAATTACTAGAAGAGATTGGTAATATAGAACCCGGTTCTAGATTATCTTCTATAAAATCTAAAATGGAACTTGCCGCTAAACAATTAGATTTAATCTTTGAAACTCAACATACTCACGATATAGACGTAGAGTTTGGGGCGGCATTACAAGAAATAAAGGAAAAAAATAACTTAAATATTGATGTTGAGTTTAATGGTACACCTGTTGAAAAATTAGCAGAAGAGTTTGAGAAAAATAGAGAGAGTAAATTATACCCATTAGCCGTTCTAGTTAAACATATTAGAAAAAGAAAAGGTGATTACATTGGTGATGATTTATTGAATCCTAGAGCAAAAGATTTAGGCTTAGGTTCTAGGGGATATAATGCTGCACAAGAAGGGACTTCGGGTAGTAGAAATCTAGTTTCATCATTTATACAGAGTTATGATAATTTGAGTAAGAAAGGATTAATTGTTAAAAGTGAATTTGAAATTAATTTATTAGAAGCCCATGATTCTATTAGAAAAATGTTAGATAAACCTGTATATTATGGAATATCTAAATTGGATAATTTTTCTCATGTAAATACTGCAATAGAAAAGGTGCATGAAAAACATAGTGTAGAGTTAACTGCATACGATATAGAGTCTATTGTTTCTGAAACAGATTCTATGGCTAGAATTGCTAAAAAATATGGAGTATCAGAAGATGCAGTTTATTATTTGAAAGGTAATTTTAGGGGTGATTAATTGGCAGAAGAGGAAGAAAAATATCCTGAACTACCTAATTCCAATTATGCTAGTGATGATATATATTTCAAAACAATGTCAGAAGATGATGCAGTCAAAGTTTTCAATGATGATGGTTATAGTGGATTTAAATCTCGTTCTAATAGGTTTAGAAATACTCCTAAAGATGGTAAGTTCGCTACTACACCATCAGTACACCATGTCGCATATGAAAAAGATACGGATAAACCCGTAGGTGTAATTGGCTATGCTCCATATAAGGAATTTCTATTAGGTTCAGGAATCCATGTTAGAGATACTTCTAGAGGTAGGGGTTTGATGCGTATATTATTTCGTGAAATGATTAGAGTTAAGAGTAATAGAAAACTTATAGTTAATTTTTCTAATCCAAAGGCAATGAAACACTATCAAAGTGAAGGATTTAGGCCATTAGATGAATCCGAACTTCCTGATGAATTAATTGATGAAATCTCAATTGGTAATGCAAATGGTAATATTGGTACATTAGAAAAATATTATGTTCATAATTCTAGTTGGTGGGCAGCAATTAAATCAAGGTGAATATAATGGAATTAGATACAGATTTTATGACATCTATGGATATGGAATTGTCTAAAAACTCCTTTGCGTATTTTTTTAAAAATGTCTTAGGAATGATGTATCCCGAATATATGCAAGAATGGAAAGAGTTAATGGAAAATACAGATAGAACAGTAATTATTTGTTCAAGAGACCACGGAAAATCCGTCTTTATGCACAGTTGGGTAGTATGGAATTTGTGCTTCCAAGAGCCTCCGTTTCAAATGTTGTACATTTCATCCAATCAAAAGCAGACTTTAGTACATATGCGTGAAATTGATAAATATTTTAATCTTCCACAATTAAAGAAGTTTAGACCTTCAAGAGGTTGGGCTATTGGTAATATTCAATTAACAAATGGCAATGCAATATTAGAAAGGTCTGTTGGTTCTCAGATTAGAGGACTTCACCCTCAAGAAATAATTATTGACGACCCTTTGAAAGAGTTTAGTTTATCAGGTATCCAAAGAGTTACAGATTGGTTCTTTGGAGATATGATACCTACACTTCATCATACTGCAAGTTTGAGAATGATAGGCACACCATTTACATATACGGATATATTTTCACAATTAGAAGAAAATGAAGCATATACTGTTAGAAAATACCCTTGTTTAGATTCAATGAATAAACCACTTTGGCCTGAGCGTTGGGATTATGATGCTTTGATGCAAAGAAAGTCTGAAATTGGTTCATTGAAGTTTACAAGGGAATATTTGTGCATACCTGTTTCTACCGGAACAGCACTTTTCGACCCTGACCATGTAAGTAAGTGCAAAAATAAGGATTATGTCTTAAAATTAGGGAATCGTAAGGATAAAGGATACAAATATTATGTTGGTGTTGACCCTGCTATCTCAACTGATGGGGATTACAATGTAATTATTGTCTTAGAGGTTGATGAAGAGAAAAATAAGACAATTGTTCATGTAGATAGAGCAAAAAATGTGGAATTTAGAGAAAATATCGAAAAAATACGAATTATAGGGCAAATTTTTCAACCTGAACAGATATTATATGAAACAAACACCTTTGCAAAGGCATTTACTCAAGAATTACGCAGTTTGACTGATATGAATATTAAAGATTTCAATACGACTAGAAAAAAGAAGCAAGAAATCATACTAAATCTTCAAATGAACATTGAAAATGGTAAAATTAACTTTCCTTATGGAGATAATAATAGTAAAAGGATGACTACTGCACTAATTGAAGAATTATCTATGTTTTCTATAACAGAATCCGGTAAGTTTGAGGGTGTTGGAGCACATGATGACTTAGTTATGGGGTTAGCATTGGCTAATGCTGCAACTCAGTCACCTACTGACTCCTTTATACTCTTAGACGACCTCGGAGTGTTTGATTCGCCCCAAACACCCTCTATTGGTATGAATACAGGATTAATGGGATTGAACTTTTAGGATGTGATAAAATGGCTAAACTTAATTCAGAAAAATTGCAACAATTGACGGATAAAGTGAAGGAAGTTGAAGATTTAACTAGTGAACAACGCCAATTAGAACAAGAAATGGAATTAGAGGCTAAAATGTTATGGCTTAGTGGCAGACCCTTAACTAGTCATGGTGATTTGGTTAAGGAATATGCAGAAGACTTTAACATGAGTTATACCAAAGCAAATAAAACATTAGATTTATCTTTGAAAGAATATACTATTGAAAATAAAAATATTCCTGTTTTAGTCAAGGATATGAGAAAATTTAGAAGAACACTCAAGGGAGAACCAAAAATAGAGTTAACTAAATCCATTGACAATTTAATTGATGCTTATTCAGACCATTTAGAAAAGAGTATTGAAAAAATATATTGGGTTAGTCCTTACAAATCTATTCTAAAGGATATGTCTTTTTCAGAGTCTAATATAATTAAACTTGGCAATATTCAAGATGTTAATTCTAAAAGAGAAGTGATAGATTCTTTGTGTAAGTATTGGGAACTGAAATTAGAAATGAAAGATATGCCTTTTAATAAAAAATATGCTATTTTATCCAAACAAGCATCCCAAGCAAAAAAAGAATTTAAAAAATTAGTAAAATCCCAAAGCAGTACTAAAGGAATGAAAGATAGAATCAAAGAAAGCATTTTGAAATCTGTTTGTGAATATCCCGGAATATCTTCAAGAGAAATACATGAAGCATTACCTGAAAATCTAAAGAAAAAATCTTCCCCACAAATAGTTTCTAAATTGGCGATAACACAAAATATTACAAACGTAGATGGGGCATATTATAAATTAAATGATGACATTAAAAAAGACATTTATGCATATACTGCTGCATTCATAGATTCAGATGGTTATATTACTATGGATAGGAATAATAATCCTAGAGTAGGTTTGGTTGCTACTGGGGAAAGAGGTAAAGCGTTTATGATAGAAATGCATAAATCATTAGGTATGGGTAGATTACATTTAGACCAAAAATCTCCACAAGATACTAGACCTGTTAACAGATTAAACTTCTATTCCCAAAAAGATGTACACGAATTACTAACTAAATGTAGACCACATTTTAGAATGAAAGGGCCAAATGCAGATATATTATTAGAATTAGTTAGAATTAAGAAAGGACACAAAAAGGAATCTTGGGCTAAGGGTAGAATGGGAGAACTTTTTAAATTAATGAAATATCACAACCATAAGGATAATGTTAACTATGATTTTTCTGCATATGATATTGATTTGGACTCAATTAGTAAATTGGAGGAAAACTCTAAAATGAGTTGGATGGATAAATTAGAGGGCATAGATGAAAAACCAAATCTAATAGGAGTAAATAGCGTTTGAAGGAACTTTAATATGTGTTCATGGAATCGGGTAATCAAATAATGGGTGTGTAAAATGGTAGAAGAAAAAAGAAGATTTAGCATAACTAACCTCTTTAGGAGAACAACACCTAAACCTGCTGACCGTAAGGTGTTTAATCCGGGGATTCAGGAAAAGGATAATTCCTATATGTTGACTGCCCCTGTAATATATCATATAGCAAACCAATCTGTTATAGTTAGAACTTGTGTTACTCAATTAAAAAATGAGATTTTTAGGAGAGGATATTTTTGGGAAGAAAAGTTTGTATTGAAATGTGATGACTGTTGTAAAGAACACAAAACACCTACACCGGAATGTGTAGAATGTGGTTCTACTAATTTATCCAAGCCTAACCGTGACCAATTAAAATATGCTTCATCTTTTATGGATGGTTATGTTAACAAATCAGAACAACTATTTATTGATGTACTTAAAGAATTAGAAGATGACTTGAATATAATGGATGATGCCTATTTAGTATTAGTTAAGGAATATTTCTTAGATAGTGATTCTGAAATTATGATGCATAGAATAAAGGAAATCTATCGAGGTGACCCCGTAGGTATGCATATCTATGCAGATGAATTAGGTGAAAGAGGGAATAGAGGATTTACTTGTTTAAGGCATAGGGATTTCATTTCAGAAGAATCTGTTGGCTCTTGTGAGGTGTGTGGCACTACTGAACTCTATCCTATCCATTATGTTAATCGAGTTAATGGTGAAGAACAATATTTCTTGGAAGGGGAAGTATTACATTTCAGTAAATATACCCCTAGTAGGTTATATGGATTGTCCCCGATAATAACATTGTGGAATAGTGTGACCACATTGATTGCTATGGATAATTACATTAATTCTTCTTATACAAAAGCAAGAATGCCTAGAGGATTACTTGCAGTACAGACTAGAAATATAGAATCTATGAAATCTTTTTGGAAAGGCGTAAAAGAAAAGATGGAACAAGACCCTCATTTTATACCTGTAATGGGTATTGAATCAGAAGGTGGTAAAGGTTCTATTGAATGGATTAAGTTTATGGATAGCCTAAAAGAAATGGATTATGTTTCAGTCAAAGATGATTTGAGAGATAGAGTTTCAGGTTTCTATGGTGTAAGTAAAATATTTATGGCTGACAATTCTTCTAGTGGTGGATTGAATAATGAAGGTATGCAAATACTTGTTACTAATAGAGCAGTAGAAATGGCTCAGACTATTTGGAATAATTATGTATTCCCTTTTGTAACAAAAGAGTTTGGAATTACTGATTGGGTTCTAAAACTTCCACCATCGGAAGAAGAAGATGAAGTTGCTAAACTAAGAAAGAGAGAGATTGAAGTTAACATTGCTGCATCTATTAAAAATTTAGGATTTGAGATAGATATGGATGATGAAGGCAGATTCTCTTATAGTAAACCTGAACCTAAACCTGAACAAGCAGATAAAGGTGGAGAAGGACAAGGGGAAGTTGAATTAGACCCGTATGCAGGTACAGATATTGATGCAAGTCAATTAGGACAAATGCAAGAGGAGATGATGAATCAAAGTAAACCACAGGAAAATCCACCTGCAACTAGAAATAAGCCTAGTATGGATAGTGGGCCTGATAAAAGATTTAGTGGCTTACCTGAAGCAGCCGGAAATCAAAATGTTGATAAAAGAACTGAAAGAAGGGTAGGTTAGTGCCGGAGTAGTTATTCTAGCATATTTAAAAAAAGGTGATTAAATGAGTGAAAAAAGTGTAAGAGAATTAGAGAGAGAATTGGCTGCTGCAAGAGCAAAAGTGTATAACGAGCGTAAAGTAGAACCAAATAGAGATTTAGATGCAGTAGGTATTGATATATCTAGAACAGTAGAAAAGAAAATACCTAACAGTAATGATATTCCCGATGTAATCTTAATGCCAAAAAGAAAAAGAAATACAGAAAATAAGTGGTAAGTGTGTCTATATTATTGAAAGCAGATATTCGCGGTCATAAAGAGCCTATGGCTAAAACTGCTTTTGTATTAGACCAAATTAAAAAAACATTTTCCCCCAAAGTCAAAGATTTATTATCTAGTAAAGTACCTGATAACTTTGTGAATAATTTAGAAAATGTTGTTAGAGTTACTAATGAAGATTGGAAAGATAAACTTAGGCAATCTTTATCTGATGATTTAATGACCGCTAGTGGTGGATTTAAACCATTAGGTTCTGAGAAATTTACTGATGAAGGTAAACCATCAAAACCTAAACAAATAGATATGAGTAAATTATTTGTAGCAATAACTTCTCATCGTAAAGTGTTTAAACAAATTCTAAAAATTAAACAAGATAATGCTGCTATGTTTTTATTAGCGGGTATGTCTGATGATATGCGTTCAGAAGAAAATCAACAACAATTAGATAATTTTGTAGAAAATTTAGAAGAAGATTCAGATGAAAAGGCTATCTATGATGCGTTTGTAGCCGATGAAAATATATTCAGTAAATTAGAAACGGCTATATCTACGCTCGATAAGTTAGAAGACCAACTATCTAGAAAAGAGAGACAACCTACTAAGGATTATTCTTTCCTTTCTACTATGCGTAATTTATTAACTAAATATGGTAAAGATTCTAGAATAGAAAATTATAAGGGTGAATTAGATACTTTACAAAGTGAATCAAAATTATTTTCACAAAAAAATATATTTAAGTTCCTAAAGAAATATGAAGAGGGTAAACACCCTGTAAGATTATTAGATATTTTAAATGATGAGTATTCTGGTAAAACAGGAATAGAATTACTTAAAGAAATATTTACCCAAAGAGGATTTAAATTAGAAGAAATAAAGGTTAGAGATACAAAAAACCTAAAGGATTTTATTTCATTAGAAGGGGGTTATGGGAAGATAGTGAGGGAAATTAAACAAGCAATGAATCCTGATGCTACTAAATCACAAATAAAAGAATTGGCTAAAATGTCTAAGAAGAAAATTATTGATTATGCTGATGTTATAGAACTAAGACTTGGGGATTTATTAGATGATAGAGAATCAAAAGAGACTTACTATCTAACAGAACCCGACCCTATGTTTGATGAAGAAGGGCAACCTAAAGATGTTAATGTAGGTGTAGCAGATATACAAAATGAAGATTACCGAATAGAATTAAAAAGAACAACAGAATTATATGCATTTATGTATTATTTAGCGAAAATAAGGGAAATCTCTTTAGACGAATCTTATTTACGGAATGATGTACATACTGTTGAAGTTGAGTCTTTACCTGAAAAATTTGCTATATTAAGAGAAGTCATGGAGGATTTAGAATGAGTTGGCGAGATATAGTAAAAAATGAGACAAAAACGTTTGACGAGAAACGATTTGAAAATGTGAAAGAAGACATGAAGAATCTTTTAAATTATACGAATCAAACTGAATATATGGTAGCAACATCACCTACCCCATCTCAAGGATTAGATGATACTTCTACTAACAGAATTAGTAATGAAATCCGTAAAATAAATAGTGGTTTAAAAAATATAAATGATATCCTAGCGGAAGGATATACAGGAAATGCTAGAAAGCCTAAAAATTACGGTGAAGTTTCAGACCAAGAAGCATACGAACAAGATAGAGCAGATGTTTCAGGTAGCAGACAACAATAGGTGATTTAGAATGAGTTGGGAAGATGTATTAAAATATAAAGAACCCAAGTATGTAAAAAGGTTGGGAAGAAATAAAAGAGAACCACCAAAGTCTCCATCTGTTTATACGAAAAGAGAAAGACTAAGAGATAGACAGACTTTAGAAAAGATAGTAGAGGAATTAGATAAAGCAGTTGAAATGCACACATCCCAAGCAAAAAGAATTAGAGAAATTATAGGTGATTTAGAATGAGTTGGGAAGATACACTAAAAATAGATATGGAAGAGTATGCTAGAAGTAATTTTCCCTTTTTACCTAACAAGAAAAACAAAAAACCTATGGATAGAGTTTCCACTACTGCTTCTAAACTACCCCAAGATGAAGAAGCGGCAGAAAGAACAAAGAAAAAAGAAGCAGAGTTATTAGAACAAATAATGGCTAGAAATAAAAAAGCAAAAGAAGCATTAAGACGTGATGAAAAATGAGTTGGCAATATACACTTCAAAAGACCGATAGTGGTTTATTGGAAAAATTAGAACCTAAAGAAAAAAAGAAATTGAAGAAATTACTTCAATCTACTCAGCCTTCTGAATATTTTGGTCAAGATTTAACTAAACTATCTACTCTTATAGATGAGATGAAGAAAGTTGAATTAATTAAAAGTGATAAAAAACTAACTAAGAAATTAAATGGGTTCGATGAAAAGAACTTAAGTATTGTAGCGTCAGCAGCAGAACTAAGGAAGGACTATGAGACTCTGTATAATCAATTACGAAGTATGGTCTATCCAAGTAAAAAGGGTGATTTGAAATGAGTTGGGAAACGACATTGAAAAAAGAACGTAAGATAGCAAGAGATATAAGAACATTTAGAGGGATTTTAGAAAAGGAAGTAGATAACTTCCTAAATAGGAATGTATTTGATGAAAGCGATTATACCGAAGAAAAATTAAAACAATTACAAGGAGATATTGATAGTGGAGAGGTAATGGCAGGTCTTGGCCGTTTACTTAAAATAGAGTTGAGCCTTGATGGAGACGGGTTTTATATTGATGTTGCAGAAAAAGATGGTACAGAAATAGCATCCTTTCAATTTGGTTTAGATGGTAAATTAAAGAGGAGGGGTTAAATGAGTGAAAAAAATGAAATGCTTATGCTAATGAAAGAGTTAGTTGATAAAGTGAAAGCACTAGAAGATACAGTATATAGACAAGATAATTTATTAATGAAATCAGGATTTGTGGTTTCATCATCCCCTAAACCTGCTATGGTAAATGGTTCTGCTCCAACAAGTGACGTTATTTCTAAAATGGATTGGGATGATATTCACAAAATTGTAGAGAGAATAGAGGGGTGAAAAAATGCCGGAAAGAGTAACAAAAGAAGAAAAAATGATTGAACTAGCAATATTGAAAGCAAAAGAAGTTTTGGCAGAATTTAGTGATGGAACTACTGTTGCTAATGACCAAGATGTTATGGGTGAAGAAGTTAAGTTGAAAAGCCCCCCTAAAAATCCTAAAGAAGAAAAAATAGCAAATCCAACAGGTGATGAAGGATATGGTTATGTTGGTAAATCAGTAATGAAAGATTATTTATCTGATGAAAGAGACAGGGATAAACAAAGGAGAATTAGAGAATTACAAAGAGATTTAGACGATGTTAATACTAAACTAGAAGAATTAGAAATAACAGGTTCAGATAAAAATTCTATGGGATTTGATGCAACACAAGGTAGAAGGCAGAAAAAACTATTAGAAGACGAACAAAGATTGACTCAACAGATTGGTGATTTACACGATTCTTTGGGTAAAGCAATTATGCTAAAGAGATTATTAAAAGCAGCACAAGGATTAGATTTGGTTAAGAATTTAGAAATGGATAATATAACAAAATCTAAGATGGATGATATTAGAATCCAATTCGGAGAGGCACTAGAAAGATGGAAAAACAGTCCTATGAAAGAAGAAGATAAAAAACAATATCTAAAAGAACATACCCAATTAATGAACCTTGTAGAAAGATTAGGTCTAAAGGGAGAAACTGAAATGGATGCTGAACATGGTGGTCGTGCTAAAATGGAAAGAAAATATGGATTTAGTCTGCACGAATAGAGTGGTTAAATGTCAATTTCAGGTGTAGTATTTGAAAAGAAAAAAGACGTGTTAACAAAGCGTGTTTTAGATTTTTTTGAACGCACACGTTATTCTTATTTATCTGCTTTAGAAGACCCTAAAGAATATGGTAAGAGATGGAAAAAAACTGTAAAATCTATACGAACTCAATTTGATTCTTTAGATACTTTTACAGGACTATTAAAAAAATATTTAGATGAAGATATTGTATTTGATGAGAGTGCAGAAGACCCTACATCTATACAAGCAAGAAAATTATATGATGCTGTTAAAAGTTTAAGATTTGAATCTAAAGAAATAAGTGACCCATTTTCTGAACAGTTAGGAGATAATGTAATAGAGACATTCCTATCTAATGATAGTGTTTTTGTTGCATTTATTCATTATGCATTAAGGTCTCATAATATCCCATTGCCTTCATCTGCTTGGGAAAAACATAATCTATCTCCCGATGAAATTACTCAGGGTGCTATGGGATTAGATTTAGAGAGTAAAGATATTCCTTTATACATTACAGAACATTATGGTGATGGTAAAGATACCAAGAGAATTAAAACAAGATTTAAGAGTATGTTATCTTTATTAAAAAAGGTGTTTTTAGAAGAATATACATCAGTACAATGGAATAAATTAGTTGATATTAATATCAAAAAATCAGAAGAAAAATCAGAAGAAGAAAAATCAGATATTAATTTTATAGTACCTAACAAACCAATGTATCGAATATTTGAATTAAATGATATGGAACAACTAAAAGGGTTTAGTGGAGAATATGTTGTTCAAGAAAAATATGATGGTATGCGAGTTCAATTACATAAAATAGATGGCAAAGTAAAAATATTTTCCTATAATCAAAAAGAAATTACTGATAAATGTCCTGACCAAGTTGAGCAGTTGAGTAAAAAACACTTTGGTGATTGTATATTAGATGGAGAATTAATGTTATTCAGAGGTGAAGAACCTTTGCACAGGGCATCTGTAATTAATTATATATTTAAGAAAGAAATAGATGGGTTAAAATTGAGACTTCATGTATTTGATATAATGAGGCATGAAGAAAGAGATTTAATGGATGAACCATTGAGAGAAAGAATTAATATTTTAATGTATCAATATTCCCAACATTCTTCCGAAGATTTAGCATTCCCATCTAAGAAAGATACTAGAATAGCAGATTCTATTAAAGAGGTAGGCGAGTATTCTGAAACTATTATGCAATTACCTGCGTCTGAGGGTGTTGTGATAAAAGACATCGAATCAACATATCAATTAGGTAGCAGAAAAAACCCTAAATGGGTTAAGTGGAAAAAGTTTGTTGATTTAGATGTTATAATATTAGATTCTAAAAAGACTAAAAGTGATTTGTATTCTTATACTATTGGTATTGGACCTTTATCAGCAGAGGATGCAAGAAAATATAATACCAAAGAATTAGAAGATAAAAAATATTTGCCTATTGGTAAAGCATTGAATACTAAACAGTCTGTTGAAGTTGGTGAAATTGTGAGAGTAAAGGTTGACGAAGTAAAGAAAACCAAAGAAGGGTTTAGTGTATATTCTGCTAAAGTCATAGAGATACCGGAAGTAACTCAATCTGATAAATTATCAACATTAGAACTATTATCAGATAAAACAAAAAAATCTATTTGGGAAGATTTAGATAAACCATTTAAGTATAAATTAAAAGGCGTAAAGAAAATGTATATTACTGATGAAATACATGGGGAAGCAGAAATAATATTGAAAACTAACTTAGATGGTTTTACTATTATGGGCTTTAGTGGGGATAATTTAATGGAGAAAAAAGCACTATATGATATAGATGTTTGGAAAGAAGATTTAAAGTCAGCCATAAAAAGTATGCGTTCAGAATTAAGAGTAGATATAAAAAATAAATTAATAGACCTAGATGACCCAGTTAGTTTTGAAAAAATATTAGAATATATTAAAGAACACCATATGGAAAAATTTGAAAGTGCAGTATTTAATAGTGATATTAAAAAATTAAAGAAATGGTTAATAATTCAAGAAGATATAATTTATAATAAAACAGAAGATACATTTACTGCTAATGATGAAATGATTGAAAAACAACCTAAGAAGAATCCTAAAGAAGGTAGTTTTACTATACAAAGAAGGGAGGATAATAATTTAGATTTTATTATTGAAGCAGGAGAAAAAACTATGGCATGGTTATTTGATATAGAAACAACTTCTGATGTTTATAACCTATTTGGTAAATCAGGTAAGTTTCCTGCTAAAATAATTACTTCGGGTGTTAAAGAAGGTAAAACAATAGATAGTGGTAAATTAATATTAGGAGTTCAAAAGGATGGTTACCATGAATATAAACTAGAAGGCGATAAGTTTGATACTAGATTACACGTTAGAGTTGTACCTTTAGATGGTAAAAAGACTTGGGTTACTTGGACTGGTAAAAAACAACGTATGTTAGATTCAAAAGAAGATGCGGGAGTATGGGATATTACACTTGACAGGTATAATAAATTAGACTTACCTGAATCTGAAACCGCTTAGTTAATATAGTCGTTGAAAAAAACTATCATCAATGCTGTCTGCTCCAATGCGTCTTGTTAACCATGATGTTAGAGATTTTAGTATCTTAAAGTCTGATGACTTGATTATTGGTGGATATGCTTCCATTGAAATGGTAGATAAACAAAATGATTTGATTACTATAAAAGCACTAGAAAGTGCAGTTGAAGGATTTATGGGTAATAAGAAGTTTAGAAATGTAATGTCAAATCATTCTAATGTTCAAGTTGGAGAAGTTATTGATAGTTATAGAGATAAAAATGGTACAGTCCATAAAACCCATGTTGATGATGTAGGTTTTTATGTTGTTATTAAATTAAGAGATGATATTGAAAAAGCAAAAGAAATATCTAGAAATATTAGAAAGGGAACATTACGTTCTTTTAGCATAGGAGGTCAGGCTATTTCTAAAAGAAGCCGTAAATCAGATGATTTAGGTGATTATAATGAAATAGATGGTCTTGAATTACACGAAGTCACAATTTGCGAAAAGGGAATTAACCCCGAAGCAAAATTTGATATATTAAAGGAAGAAAAAGGTGAAAAAAATATGACTGAAAAGTTGGAAAAAGCCCTTGAAGAGTTAAATGACTTGATGAAACAAGTTAATTCTCTTAACAAGGAAGAAGAAACGATGGATGCATCGATGGAAGAGAGCATGGAGTACGCTGACATGACCCCTGAAACTGATGAAATGGAAAACTTAGAGATGGATGATGAAGCAAAAGCATTAGACGACCAAGACCAAACTGATATAGAAGCAGGTGAAGAAGTAGTAGTTAATGGAAACCCAACTGCAACTCCTGCACCTCTAAAAGTATCTAAAGAATGGGATGCTAGTGAGTTTAAATCATTAGATTTATCTGCACAAAATGTTGAGAAGGCATATGAACAGTTTAAGGCTGAACAATTAGAAAAGATTGCATATGAAAACCTATCAAAACAATTTGAATCAAGGTTCATTGCAGAACAAAATGTAAGAAAGTCTGCTGCTGAAAAGGCAGAATATGATGCTCGTACAGAAGTAGCGGCTCTAAAAGAAGAGTTCGCTGAACTACGCAAATCTTTATCTGCAAAAGATAATGAAATAGCAAAAGCAAAAGAAGTTTCGTTTGGATTACCTGAAGGTTTCCCTACATCATCAGAAGAATTATCTTCTATGAGTTGGGGAGATATTCACAATCTTGCGAGGAAGTTTTAGGAGTGATATAAAATGAGTGGATATACAAACACAATAAAAGATTTAGAAGCCGCAACCTATGGATTAACTGGCCCTGCTGGAAATGCTCTATTGAAGAGTTCTGGTGTTGTTGGTGGATTCGGAACGCCCCATGACGCTGCATCAAACCCGTTTAGTGCAGCAAGTGGATTGGGAGATTTATACAATGTTCTTTACGGACAAAAAGTATGGTCAATGTTGAATCAAGAGGTTAACCCTCTTTCAATTCTAGCAAAAAGACCTTACACATCATCAGGATGGAGAGTTCTAAAGAGCCGACCTACTGGTGGTAGTGGTTCTGCATTTGGAACAGGAACAACTGCTGTTGCTGCAAATACTGCTGATTTATCTACACCTAGAGTAGACCAAATTGGTGGTGTTGAAGAAAATGCTGCATTAGATGGTGCAAATGGATTTAGACCACTTTCACCTGAATACGCTAAACTCTATGTAAGTCCAAAGACTGTTGCTCATTTGTTTGAGTTCTCAGAACTTGGTATGGAATTGGCTGCTATTGATGATGGTGTCGGAGATATTCGTGCAATCGTTAGAGAGGACATGGGTAAGCATCATGCAGAAACACAAAGCAAAATGCTTGTTATGCCATATGAGTCATATGATGACGGTACAGCAACAAACATTGAAAGAAACTACACTTCTTTGATGAAGATTGTTTCTTCTGCGGGTGAAATCGCTGCTATGTATAACGCTAACCTATTGACTACTGGTGCAAACAATGGAGATAACTCCGCAGTTGTTGCAGATGTAGTTAATCTGTTTGGTACAACAAGAAGTGTTACTATTAGTAGTAACGCAGCAACAGGTGTTGCTTCTTTCTTGGATGCAGAGGTTGACTTTGGAGATGGATATGCAGCAGGTGATGCTAGAGTTCTAACTCTAACTATGATTAATAGTATGATTAGAAGAATCCGTCAAAACGGTGGAAACCCAAAATGTATTCTAACAGGATACGATACTATTCAGCACATTGCTGACTTACTACAAAGCCAAGAGAGATTTATGGATAGGAAAGAGATTGTTCCTACACATAATGGTGTAAAAGGTGCAAAGGGTCAAGAAGTTGGATTTAGAGTAGCAACATACTTTGACATCCCTCTAATCCCTGCAAAAGATATGCCTTCAACTGGTAGTAACTCAACAAATGAATTAAGTGATATGCTGTTCCTAGATACAGACCATCTATGGCTATCTGTTATGAAACCAACCCAATACTTTGAGGATGGAATTACTAACGGAAACCCATTCGGTGTCGGTAAACTTGGAAACCAAGGAATGTACAGAACAATGGGTGAAACTTGCTGTTCTTTCTTCAAGGGTCAAGGTAAGATTACTAACATTAAGAGTGCTTAGGTGATTTGAATGGCTTTAGCATATACAGTTACTTTGCTTGCAGACCATAAGGGAGTTACACTTCCAAAGGCTGTTGGTGATGAATATGTTGTAGATGCTTTGATAGATGTAACGTCAATAGTAGCGGCAGGTTCAGTAATACCTGCTTCTGCTCTTGGCCTTTCTTCTCTTCATTGTGTATCTATTACAGGATGCGACAACGCTAATGCAGTATTGCCTTTAGTAGAGATTAGTGCAGCAGGTGCTTATGAGAGTTCAACATCGTTTGCTCTTATGTTTACAGCACTAGATGGTACTAATGCTACTTTGGCTAATGACGCAAATGGTGGCTCTGTGCGAGTAAGAGCATGGGGTAACCTTTAAATTAAAAAATTAATACCATTATAATAACGTAGTCTTATTCCCCTTCTAATCGAGGGGAATGAGATTACTATAATGGAGGAATAAAAAATGAGTAATGTAAGATTAAAAAAAGTAAAACATGATGGCCCGCTTCTACTTAGAAGAGGTGGTACAGTATACCAAATACGTCATGATGAGAATTGTGTAGTACCTGTTAATATTGCAGTAGGTATGCTAGGAGATGCAGGGCTAGTAGTTGAATTGACAGGTAGTGATAAAGAGGCTATTTCTAAATTTGGGGCTAATGAACTAAGATTAATTAAAAAAGAATTTAATTTAGATGGTTCATCAGAAGATGTAGCAGAAACTTTATTTCCTAGTAAAAAGAAAACAAAACCAAAAAAGAAAGTAGTAACTAAACCAAAAGAAGCACCTACAAAGTTTGAAGATTTAGTTAAGGCTGCTAAAAAAGATTCAGTTGAAAAGGTAGAAGAAACTATTACTTCCGATTTAAATGAATCAACCGAAGATTGATAAGGCAACCCCTTGTTTCAATGGTTGGGAATAGGCATGAGTGGTTCAGGCTGTAACACTAGTGGGGTATTATCCTCATCAACATTAGTATCGAGTGATAGATGTAGATTAGTTAGTGTTCATATGACTTCTACGACTAATGCTTTATTCACAATTAAAATTTGGGATAGTGCTAATAGTACAATTTCAGGTAAAAAAGAAGTATTGCGACTTCATATGCACGCAGGTGGTACTGCCAAAGCATTAGAGCAAGATTTACATGGGGCAATATTAGCACAAGGATGCTATGTTGAATTTGATGCAGGAGCAGGTAATTGCACAGTTAATTTCGCATAGATAAAGGTGAGAAAAGGATGCCAAGTTTAGAAGATGATACAAGATTAGTAATGACTATATTATTTGTTGGTGCTGTAAGTGGCGTTAACATTTATTTTTATACCCAATATGGATTTATGTTTCCATATGCAGGTTATACCCATGCACTATTGTTTGGGATATTAACCATAGGTGGAATAATGATATTGAAAGCCGTGTTTGATTTGACACTATTTGATAGGATAGAGGATGTATTATTACAACGGAAAATAGATGCATATTGGGCTAGAAAACAAAAAGAAGAAGAAAATCGTAAAAGGGTTAGAGATACAATGCGACAATATGACCAACAATATGGTAACGGTTTTATTCAAAATCCCATGCCCCAATTTGGTCAACCATACCAACCACCTGCTGAAAATACAATAAGCCCAACATTCTTAACAATGAATGAGTGAGGTATATGGTTTCTGAATTATTAATGGGGTTCGATGAATCCACATTAGCATACGATTTACAACGTGCTCACTCTGCTGATATATGGTTCTTGAGAACTAGATTTTTCATTTGGAGTGTATGTGCTTCAATTGCTAGTTTTTTAATAGGTCATGCTTTACCTTTTTGGGGAATAAATATCTATAATAGTTTGTGGACTGGATTTGTTAATTGGTGGAATCATTTATGGTGATTAGTTATGTCGGTAATGGCGGGCTTTGTTATATTAGTAGCAGAGGGCGTAGCAAAAATGTGGAACAGAATGCATTCAATTCCTTTTGGGGTGTATGGAGCAACAAAGGTAGGAAAAACTACATTGCACCATCAATTAAGAACAAGAGGCGAAGTGCCTGAAATAAAAAACAGAACTGTTGGGCGAGAAAGAGCGAGTAGAAAATATGTTAAATTGGATGGAGATGCACATACAGTAAAAACAGCAGATGTAGGAGGAGAAACAGTTTTTTGGTCTGAATGGATTAATGATATGAAAACTAGAAAAGTTAAATATATTATATTTATGATTGATGACAGACACATGGATAAACATTATGACATTGAACAACAATTGTGTTGGACTTTTTTAGTAGATACAATATGTTCTCCTTACTGGGATGCTATAAACAAAAAGGGAAGAAAAAAATCCCATGATTATCCAATAGCAGTAGGAATATGGGCTAACAAATATGATTTATGGAAGGATAAATATAAACATGATGGAGAAATAAAAAATCACCCTATATTTGAGAGTTTTAAAAGTGGAATGACAAAATTAAATGAAAA